GGGACGCCCACGGCTGAGTTAGTGACAAGGCCTTCACTTCTCGCCATCCTTCCGTGACTTGCAAGGCATGGGGCCGAAGCCGCACTCCTCGCACTTGACGCCTTGCCCCATGTCAGCCTGTTCGTTCCCGCACTCAGGGCAGCGAACAAACTCTGTCGCGTCGTACTCGAATGGTTGATGTGGCCTCTTAGCCATTAACCACCTCCGCCGTGCTGTCGAAGCACTCGATCCGCAGCGGGTGCGGCTCCACTCTGGTGATGAAGAACTGCAGGCCGCTGGCGCGCGCCTGTTGGATTAGGATCGGCATGTTGATGTCGTCGAAGTGCTCCGCATCGTCGATCAGCACGATCCCCAGGTCCTTGGACATAGCCCGCATGGCCGCCACTCTCACCCAAAACTTGGCGCGGGTCGCGGTGTTGACCTCCGACAGCGGTACGTCGTCCAGATAGGCTTGCCCGGCTGCGAAGCTCAGACCTTTGATGGGCAGCGTCTCCAGCAGATGGGCGCGCAGCGCGCGCACCGACGTGAGGGCGGCCGTCATCACCTCCACGCGCGCCTCAAGTACTCCGGCATCGCGTCCATGGATCTGGGCGATCTCACGCGTCTTCAGGATACGATCGCGCTGGCTGGCATTGTTCTGTGCCCGGTCATAGTGAACCTTAAGCTGCTCGCGGATCGGGCGCCGTTCGTTCTCGGTGGCTTCGAGCTTGCGTAAGAACTCAGCCTGGAGTCGCTCCTGGTTCTCGGTTTCGGCGGCGTCCAATCTGGCGTGCGCTTCCTTCCGCTCCAGGTTCAAGGCCGCGATCTTGGCGTCGATCTCCTTGTCGATGACGCCTTTGGCCTCCGCCGTCGCGTCTTTGTGGGACTGCGCGAGGTTGGTCTGGTCACGTTCGGCTTCGATACGTATCCGGGTTTCCTCGGAAGCATTGGCCTGGATCTGACCTAGTACGCGATGCACTTCCGCCGACCAGTCCACGTCGTCGGTGGCCGCGGCGCCCAGCGAGGCTGTCAACTCCTCGGAATGGGCGCGCATGCGCTTTGCGTCGCGGGTGATATCCCGCCTCTGGCCGTAGATGTAGTCCTCGACCGCCTTGAGGCTGTCGAGCGCCGGCAACCGCTTGGCGTTGCGGACAATGCCCGGCAAGTCAGGCAAGGCTGCCAGCAGCGCCTCCGGAATCGTCTGGTCCAGCGCGTCCGGCTCCAGAGTCAGCGGCATGGTCTGGAGCAGGATCTTGACCTGCTCCTCGGGTGGCGCGTTCATCACTCGCCGGATCGGATCCATCGTGCAGGTATCGACCACCTCTTTGATGAACCGGCCATAGGCGCCCATGTTGCCGCCGCCCTCACGCTTGATCTTCGGGTCACTGATCTTCTCAGGCGTCATGTCTCGCCGGATCTCGATGCGGCCCGTGGCGTCCTCGAGGACCGCCGAGAACCAGCCTTCCTCGGCCCCCACTCGTAGCAGAGTGCGGGAACTGTCGGTCACAAAGAGGCCGGAGAGCAGGTCCAGGATGCTGGTCTTGCCCTCCTCGTTGCGGCCCGAGATCACATTGACATCGCCGAACTGCTGGTCGAAGTCTCGCTCGAAGCCTTTGAAGTTATGGGATGCTGCTCGTGCGATTCTCATTTCACCTCCGGATACTGACCGGGAGTCAGAGTGACCTGCCGCCCACGGTGGCTCACGGTAACGCTCGACGGGGTCGGCCAGCCAAGGCGGGCGGCCGTTCCGGGCCAAACATTGCCGTGCTGTATCTGCCGTATCTGGTCCGCCGGTGAGTCCGCCGCGAAAGGAACCTTGTAGCCGGACGCCTCCAGCACTTCGACTATGAAGGCGTGGCCGCAGTTGCTGCCGAACCACTGGATGACACCGGCGACAGCGGACTTCTCCGCATCGGTCGGCACCCTGCCCAGGATATGCTCCAGCGGCCCGATCCCGTAATTGACGCCGGAAGGCGGGTTGTTCTCGATCTGCCAGAAGTGCAGCCAGAGCGCCTCGTAGGGATTCCACTTCAGCCGATCCTGGAACAACTCTGGGACGTGACCGTCAGGGAAGGGCGCGATCGGAGCCAGGCTCGGGACTGCCAGGAGTTTGGCGGCTGCCTCCACAACAGGCGCACCGCCAAGCACTGGAGTGATCACGGTCCCGATGCTGAACATTTGCAATAAGGTTCTGCGATTGAGGTCCATCGTTTTATCCTTCGAAGGCCTTCGGGTTGCGGTTGCGCTGTTGTTTTTCCGCAGGCTTATCCGCAGGCTTGGCCGTAGATTCTACGGGCTTGTCAGCAGGCTTTTCCTCAGCCTCAGCCTTGCGCCACTTCTGCATCTCACCCTCTGCACCGGCCACCACTTCGAGCAGTCGGGGTCCGCCCTCGGCTTCCACATAGACCTTGGTACCCACCTTGAAGTCTTCGGCGTCAGGCAGCTCGCTGGCCTTGTAGGTACGGATACCCCGGATCTGCTCCTGCTCTTTTGGGGCTTGCGAGGTCTCCGGGGCCGGCTTGCCCTCTGCCGAGCTCCCACTCATGCCCGTGCTGCCCGAACTCCCAGAGGTTCCAGCGGAGCCGGCGGATCCTTCCACTGCGACCGGTTGGGCGGTCTTGGCCTGCTGTTGTTTGGCCGCGACGGCATCGGCCTGTTTCTTGATGAGGAGCGCCTTCATGCGCTTGGCTGCCGGATCTTCAGCCTCGCCCTCGGCAGGGCCGAACTTGGACTGAATCACCTGCGCCCAGGTCACTTCGGCGCCGCGCATGCTGCTGTAGATCGTCCGCAAAATCAGGTACTCGGCTGGCTGCAGCCCCTGGTCGAGCGGATGCTCCAGATACTCCTCGATCTGGACCGCGTTCACGCCCACGGTCATAAAGGCGTCCAGGATCTCTTTTTTCGCCTTGGCCGGGTCCTCGGCCGCGCGATCCATGATGGTCGCTTCCAACGTCTGGCGCCACTCCAGCTTCAGGTGCCCCGGGAACAGTTTCTCCGCTAGGGTGCGGATCGACTTGGAGACGTTCGCCGCCTCCGTCTGCAGCACCTCGGCCTCGGTAGCCTCGTAGATATACACCAGATCGCCGAAGCTGTTGTAGCGCGTCGCGATCGGATCGGCCCCTTTGCGTGCATACCGTCGTTCCACCGTCTTAGACGTCACGACCGTGCGAGAGAAGCTATTGTTCTTCACTAAGTCAGTCACGTCGACGCGGCTGATGCGCTTCAACTCGTCTTCCCAAATCACCATGGCGGTTACGTCGATGGAACCCGCGGCGGCGATGGCTGCCTCGATGAACCGGATGGAGAACCCCATCGGCCATTCCTGCTCGTTGTCGTCGCCTTTTGCGGTCCGGTTACGATCCCGTTTCTCTAACTCCGCGATCAGCCGCTCCCGCTGGGGCATCACCTTCCAGCCCTGCGGTGTCGTGGAAACCGGCTTGAGATACATGGCCGTCTCCGCGAACATCGGGTTCTTGCAAAGCAGGTTCATCTCCTGCCGCAACTGTTCGATGTTCCGTCCCATCCTGTAAGCGACCACGAACCGCGCTTCAATCAGGGCCTTCTGTTGCGCCGCCACCATGGCCGTGCTGGTCTCGGCCTGGCGCATAATCTCGCTGCCGCTGAATTCTTCGCGTACGGATACTCCAGCTTCCGCGCGCGATCCTGGTATCATACCTGTAGACATGTTGCTCTCCTGTGAAGTGAATCTTACTTAGCTGAGGCCTTGGCCGGCCTCGCTTCATTCCATCGGGCACTTTTGCATTTCGGACAGATCTCTGGCGGATCGTTTCCTCTGCGCGGTAGCCACTCGTAACCACACCGCTTGCATTCCCGGATCTTCCGCATATAATGAACCTATACCCTTTAGGTTAACTTTGCAACAATGCAACAGGAGAATTTATGAAACGAGAATTGAGCGCAGAAGGCAGAGCAAACATCGCCGCCGCACAGAAAGCACGATGGGCGGCGAAGCGGGCAGGCACCCCAGCCGCTACCCCAACCACGAAGCCGAGAGTAACCCGTCACCGACCGTCGGCACCGGCCCCGATCGTGATCGCCAACACGCCAGCGGATTCGAAGGCATTGTTACGCTCCGCGATCCAGTCGTTAGAAAACGAACGTACCGCGCTGACGGTCCGCATTGACACGTTGAAGCAGGTCTTAGTACAAATGTGAGATATGCGGATTCACGGTAACGGCCAAGTTCCCATAGAGGAACAGCTGCGGCGGGAACATGCCCGGCTTTTATTCCGGGATCACTTGGAAACCTGCCAAGAGTGCCGGGAGCATCGTAGTCTTTGTCCTACAGGGCTCTCGATCTCCCGGCGCTTAACCCTCAACCAATCCACGTCTTTGCTGTGCAGTAAATCGATAGGGCTACTACCACATGGATCGTAAGGCGAATGCCACTACAGCCAAGACAGAGAAAACAATAACTTGCCCTAAGAACCACAGTGGTTGGAAGAGCGCATCAGTGGCACAGATAGAGATCACGACCCCAATCACCCAACCAATCAATGGCGGGTAGTAGATCCGCTGCCATAACGGGCGCGGCTTGTTCTTAGTAGACGTCCAGGCCATCTTACTCCTTAGTCCACTCTCTTGGCACCAGTAACGTCCTGGCACCTTCGCGGTAGACTTTGCGCATCTTGGCCTCCAGGTCCGCGAAGGTGTCGTTCCACCACTCTGGGCGAGGATCATCCAACGGAGATGCCAGTACGCCATGCTCGATTACTGCTTGCTCCACCAGCGGCTTGAGCATCTCGATCCGCGTCCCAAGCTCCCGGGCGATCACTTCCCAGTTTGGCCCTTCCCAGTCGGCTCCCTTGCGCCAGGAGATCTTATCCTTGCCGGTCAACAGTAAGCCGTCGCTCTCGCCGATGCAATACTTGATCTGGTTCTCAGCCTCGGTCAGTTGTAGCTCGGCAGATTTGGCGTCGATCTTCGCGACTCGCAACGCTTCCACTAATGGCCACTCTTCAGCGCTGGCCACGCGGAACTTCTCCAGGTTGCGCGGAAACATACGCTTCAACGCTTCCGTGGTCGCCGGGCTCGGCCCAGGCGGCGGCGCCACGTCCCCGAGTACGTTCTCCGTCCAGAAGGATTCCACCTGCTCGAGTAGCATGGCCTCGATCTCGGCGTCGCGGTGAGTCCGGTAGATCCGGAGCTCATCCATCGACAGCGCGACCGCCAGGTCCCAGTAAGGTTTGTCGAGCGCACTACTGGTCCAATGGCACTGCAGCGCCGCGCGCGGCGGCACGTCCTTGCCCGAGTACGCCTGGGGCCACTCCTCCCATGCGCCGATCCCGCTGGTCTTGGCATCGACGCCTCCGATGGCGAGACGCAGGATCTCGTAAATGTCATCGTCGCTGCGGAACAATCCGAGCCGGCCGGCCGCGCCATCGTTCGGAAGGATGAATGCGTCCGGCGTTGCAACTTGCCAGGAGCGAGTAGGATGTTGGATGGTCTTATCGAACCAGACCACGTTCTGGTGCGTGATATCGCCGTACATCTCGGCAACACCCTTCTCGAAGTATTTGCCGCGCCGCAAACGCCCACCAACTGGGGCTTCCTGGCGCTGGACTCGGCCCGTCTTTTCCGCCCATACCGCGAAGCGATCGCGCCGTGGGTCGAGGCCCATGATAGCTGCGACTTCGCTTGCGCCGACACCTTTGGAACGTATTGCGTGATCAATGGCCATTGCTAACAGATTGTACCGTGATTTTGAAATGGCAGCAATGAGACAAAAAAACGGCGCCGCCCGAAGGCAGCGCCGCTAGTTTCCAAACGTTGTATGAGCTTGTTTCAGTCTACCGCTACTTGTAATGTTGCGGCGGGGTCTTTTTGGTGTACTCGGGGATCTCGCAAACGGGATCGGCCCCGTCCACGATATCGAAGGAAATTCCGCCGCTTTCCGCTTCGATCACCTCCACCACACGGCCGCGTGGCGGTGTCGGCGTGGGTGCATTCGGATCCCCTACTCCCTTAGGCCCGCGCATCCGGCCAGAGTTGTATTCATTGAGCCAGCGTCCCCAGCCTCCGCCCTCTGCTAGCCAGTCCTCGCGGATTCGTTCTGACTCTTGGAAGGCCTCGTCTTGAGCCTTGGCCTGCTCCCAGTGGAGACGCTGCAATTGGGTAGCCAGCGATCCTGGGTTCTCTACGTCTTCATTCTCCTTGGCAGGGAGAATGGTTCCAACCTTCGGTACGGTGTATTTCATTCGTTCTCCTTTCTTACATGCGGCGGCGGTTGAACCCGACGCCAATTCCGCAGATCCGCCGCATGGTGGCGACTTCCGCCGACATGCAGAGCTTGAGTGGCGACGGCAGGATACCTGCCGGGGTATTCCAATACTGGAGAGTGGCGGGATCGCGTAAGAACTGGTGTCCCTGCTGGAAGGAATTGTAGTGTACGTGCCAGCCCATCCTGCGCTCGATCGGCGACCAGCGCGGGTTGCGTTCCTGGAAGACCTTGCGCTCGCCGTGAGCCTGTGAGCGGATCGGGTAATGTTTCAGGACGAACATTTCCTCGCTGATCCGGATGCTTGGGAAGTCGGCCATGTGGCCCCCGCTAATGAACCGTAGCCGCGGCGTCACCATGCAGGCCTTGACCTGGATCCGATCAGCCACCACGGCCATGGTGTCGTAGTGCCGGAAATAGGATTCCGGGTCGGTATCCGGCTCGAATCCGTTGTCGGTCGGATGGAAAGTGAACACCTGATGGTTGATCGCATTGAAGCCTTGCGCCGCCACGCGCGCGATGCCGGCGGCCAGTGTCTCGCCGGGCACCGGCGACCGGCGGATCTCATCGGCGTCCTGGTGGATGCACCACGCGGCCCCCGATCGTAGGATGATTTCCGTCTCCCGGTTGAGGATGGCCTGTAGCGAGGTTTGATCGAGCTTATTGGCTGGCCACCGTTCGTAACGCACCTCCGGGTATTCCCTCGCTAAATCCGGCGTGCCGTCAGTCGACCAGTTGTCGAGTAGGTGGACCTCAATCCCCTGCGTCAACAAGTGCTCCAACGCGGCGCCGATGACGTCGGCCTCGTTGTATGCGGTAAGGACAGCCAGGATCTTCATGTCGTCATGAACCGGACGCTGCGCCACTTATTGGAGAGTTTTTGACGGTAGAACTGATACTGCAGAATCCAGGATGCATAGCCGTCGTGCGCCAGGTCTGGATGTACCGGATGCTCCGCCTGGGCCGCCGGCACGATCACCATGATGCCGCGCTGGCGAGCCTGTAAGCACAGATCCTCGACATGGCAGTGGAAGCCGTTGAAGGTAGCCTCGTCGAAGCGGATCGTCAGATTCCGGGGCATGAAGACGGAGCAACAGTCGAGCGTCGACACCAGCCCTGGGCTTCCAGGGGCCCAGCCTCCCGGCACAAGCTCGTCCGGATGCCGTCCTGACCATCGATAGCGCCCCTGCAGGTCGCGGCCGACGATGCCGCAGAGCGCGCCGGCGCTGGCCGCCATTGTAAACTGGTCGATCGCTCCAGGCCCCAGCACGCAGTCTGCATGGATCAGGCCCACGACGTCAGCCTTCGACAAGGCGATCAACTCGTTGCCGATTTTGGCCAGCGACTTGGTCGGTTGGTTCACCATCAGGGTGAAGCGCGGGTCGTCATGCCGCGCGCGGAACTTATCCAGATCGGCTTCGTTGGCCGCAACCACCAGGACTTCCGTTGTTGTTATTGGTGTTCTACCACATACTCAGGAAGATCGGAAAGCGGCGCCGGAAAGAATTGCGGCTCCTCGTTGCCCGGCTGGAAGAGATCCTGCGCGCCCTCGAACATGCGCCGCTGGATGTAATCGATGTCAGTGAACGGCGGCACGCTGTATTCAGAGTGGGCGAAGTTGAGCAGCTTGTGCTGTACGGCGGCGGGACCTCCCATATAGGTGAAATGCCATCCACCATCGGTGATCCGCGAGGCGCTGTTGCGTGTGTTACGCACGGCCTGGAGGGTGTCCATCAACACGCGGCGCGTGATCACCGTTCCGTTCCAGATAGGCGTCTGGCGGAACCGGTTCAGGTAGGCCATGGACATACGCTGTTCGAGCACGCCGCACCGCATGTTGGAGAATACGCGCGGGTGCGGGATCTCGTCGATGTCGCCGACCAGCACCCAGTCTGGCGGCATTGCCATCAGGCGCAGAACCTCTTCGGCCGCATTCCGCTGGTAGTTCTCGGCCTGCCACGGGCCGAGGCCCAGGTCGCGCATCTGGCAGCGCACGTGGATCACCTTCTCGGCATAGGGCATGCCTGGAAGGACGTCCGGCAAGGTGTACTCCTTCGGGTTGCCGCGGTGCGTCGCGTCGGCCTCAACGATGATGAAATGATCGACGTAAGGCCCGATGGTGCCAAGGCGGATCTCCAACACGTCGCGTTCATTGAAATACTGGGTACAGTCGAAGATCACGGTTCCATTCCCCATTTCTCTTTGTAGATGGCTCGACCCTGAGCGATCGCTCCGCCACTGCGCGGGTTTCCCCGGAAGGTAGATCTCAGCTCGGAATGCTTCAGGAAACACCCGTCGAACACGCCCAGCTTCAGCCCTGCCAGTTTGACGCGGTGAGCGTAGTCGTTATCCTCGGAGCCGTAAGTTACGAAGCGCTCGTCGAGCAATCCCACCCGGTCAATGACGCTGCGCGGGATGTAGACGCAGACGAAGCAGAGCGTCCAGGTTTCGAGCCGTAGCCCCTCGCCGGCCTGTGGGCTCTGGTTCACGTTCCCGCACAGGTCGACCGCGGCGGCGATCACGCCAAACTCAGGGTTGGCCTTGGCGACCTCCTCCAGTTTGGTGAAGCCTCCAGGAGTTTGTAGCGTAGCGTCATCGTTGAGCAGGATGACGTCGGACGGAGCCGAAGCCTGGATGCCCAAGTTGACGTTGCGCGCGAAGACGAACGGCTTGACGCCTGGGATGACCGAGGTAGGCCCCCCAGGCTGATTCCAGCCGCGCCAGTTGAGTCCGTCGTCGATCACGGTCACTTTGGAATTAGGCTCTTTGAGGTGCACTGCGGCGAGGCACCTCGACAGGTTCGTAATCAGTTTGGAGGGTACGATAATTGTGGCGTTCATGTTTGCCTTAGTTGTGAACCCATAGAACTCCTGGGGCTTTCGCGTGGCTCAGGCCGGTGGCCACCAGCTGCTCGACGAGCATGCCGTCGGCATACACGGGTGACTCCTCCCAGGGAAAGGGCTGGAACTGCTCGCGCCGGATCAGGAAGCCGCCCTTGTCGATCACGTTGAGAGCCGGTTCCACCGGGACGACGCGATACTCGGTACCGCCACGCGGATCGTAGACCATGTCACAATAGATCAGGTCCGCGTCCTGGGCCAGCATCAGTTCGAGGAACTGAGGCACGTAATAGTTGTCGTCACTGGGGAAACAAAGGTAGTCGCCCTTCGCGACGGTCGCAAGCAGGTTCGCGCTCTCGTAGCAATTCCCTTTATTCCCGGTGTAGCAATGGACGAAACGGTCGTCATTTAGGCCCGCCACCACGGGCCACATCATGCTCAACGGCGAGTTGTCGGCCACCAGGACCTGGAAGTCATTCTCGGTCTGCACCTGCAAGGCGCGCAGCAGACAAGCCAGGTGATTGGGGCGGTTGAAGGCCGAGACGATGAAGGAGCACTTCATGAGATTGCCGCGATCAGGGAGGGAGTCGGCTGGATCCGTTTCCAGGACGGGCCACTCACGCCTTTAGGGCTGGTATTGCCGGTGTGGCCGCTGTGGATGCGGGCGACGATCATCTCATCGGCGGCGGCTTCCAGGAAGCATCGCGCCTTGCGGGCATCCTTGACGAACGGCCCGTCGTCGGAATCGGTGCGGTGTTTGGGGCAATCGAGGAAAGGGTGTTTCTCCCACCAGTCGCGGCGGTAGAACAGGGTGGTGCCTCCGATCCAGTCGGGCCTCGCGTAGCGCCACCAGCCCACCCCGTCGGTGAACACGAGGGAATGGTAGCCGGTGACCGAGTAGGTGGATCCGTCCAAACGCAGGAACTGGTCGGCTATACGATCCGGAGCCGACCAGTCGTCGGAATCGAAGTGGCAGATGTATTCCCCGGCCGCCATGGAACAGGCCAGGTTGCGCTTGGTGCCGATGGTGGCGCGCTCGGGGAGACTCACGTAACGCACCCGCGGATCGCAGATGCCGGCCGGGAAGGACGGACAATCCATGTCGTCCACGATGACCATCTCGGTATCGGCGTAACGCTGCCGTTTCCAGGACTCGAAAGCGGCCCGCGCGAACGCTTGCCGCCCTCTGGTTGGCATGATGGCGCTGATCCTCATCAGCCTATGCTCAGGCTCCATTCGACCCATCCGTTGGGGCCCTGGATGGCCGGCGTCCCGTACTGGACGAAGACGCTGTAATAGTGCCCCGGCTCGACCAGGAAGGTAAGAGTCACACCGTTGTGTCCGGTCGGGTTGACGGCCTGGCAGACCTCGGTTGCCGGGGTATTGCTGCCGTCGCTGTAGGCGAGCGCGATCATCGGGCTCAAGCCGATGTTCTGGTACACATGCTGCCAGGGCCCGGTCGTGCTGATCTCCCGGTCGGGCGGCATGTAGGTCCGGGTGGTGATCAGTATCCTGCCGCTGGCCGCGCTCTGGCTGATGATGTTCCAGCCCCATCCGTCGCAGAGCAGGGTGACGAAGTCCCCGTGGTTGGATAAGAAGTATCCGGTGGTTACGCCGTCGATCTCGTGCTCGCCCATGATGGTTACTTTGTTTGGGGTGTAGTCGATCTTCTTGATCGTCACCGTCCATCCGCCATGGGTATTGGGGTCGTAAAGGGTGCGCGTGATGGGCCCGTCGTCGCAGGCAACCCCTTCGTAGACATAGGTGTACTGGTTGCTCACGGTGCCGGTCGTCGTGATCCCGAAGATCGCGGGCAGGCTGCCGCTGCCGCTGCCGGGAGGCGGCGGCGTATCGGTCGGAACATCGGTGCGGATCCGGGAAAGCGCCGACACCAGGCCCGGGAAATCGTCATCCGAGGTGGAGATGCCCTTGTTTGACAGGGCCGTGGCCAGCGCCGCCGTCATCATGGACGACTGGTGTATCACCTTGTTGAACAGGGTGGAAGGCAGAAGCTGTCCCACCTGTGCCCCGTCGACTCGCATCGGATCCGCCGTGTAGGCGCTGTCGGATTCGGCATTGTTTAGGTGCGGATTGAACTCTTGAAAGTTAGTCGACATAAGAACTCCTTATGGGGCGAAATAGCCGCCCTTTCCTTGCGGTAAGTGTGGAGCGTCCGCATCGGCAGTTTCGAACCCGGCGACGAGTTCGTCGTTGCGGTCGAAGCCCAGCAGCGCCTTGCCATCCAGGAAGGTGGTGCGGTCGTAGAGCACGCCCTCGGGCCGTGGGATGATGTAGCCGTGCTCGATCAGGTCCTTGATCATCGGCGTGAACGCCCCGAAATAGAAAATCGTGGCCGACATGTCCTGATGATCGTAGATCAATAGCCTTCCGCCGGGGAACAGCTTGCCCCAGATGTTCATCGCGCTGCCGATCTTGCCGTCCCAGTGGTTCATCGCGATGCGCGCCCGCAGCAGCAGCCGGTAAGTCTCGTCGTCGAGGATCGGGTTGCCGCCGGCGCTAGGCTGGAAATCGACCTGCCGCTTTTGCCCGACAATGGCGCCCAAAACATCGAGCTGCACGCCTCTAGCCGTGTCGATGTCGAATTCCGGCAGGATCTTCCGGATGCACGTAAGCATGTCCTGGAAGAGCTTCAGGTTGGCATTCAACCACGCATTCATGCGCGTCGAGGAGCGGTACTCGCTGGTGAGCTTGTCGAGATAGTATTCGATGAGGTAGGGCATCCGGCTTAATCCAACAGGGTGATAAACACGTCCGAGGCCTGGCCGCTGGCCGCGTAATTATAGGCGATCGGGATGTCCCCATCGACGCTCACGCCGCCGGGAGAGTCGTCGGCCCTGGTGATCTCGACATCTTGGATCGAAAACAGCGGATGCTCCGGGTCGGGCCTGGCGGTCAGCGCGGCGCCGTAGATCTCGCTGCGGACCACGGTGTTGCCGATCCCCAGCAGGTTCAGGTAGTCCACCACACCCTTGACGATGGCGTTCTGGACCGCGCTGGTGTAGCCCTGCAATGGCTTTACGACCAAATGCACGGAAATCGGGGTGTAGGCCAGGACATAGAACCGGATCGTCATGGAGATCCCCGGATGGCTCGGGTCGTTCACTACCACCTCGGTCGATCCGTTGGTGTAGCAGCCAATGCCGCGGTTGTCGTAGATCGCCTGCGCGATATCCTTCGGGACGCCGCCTTCGGCCACCACGGTGATCGAGTGCGGCGGCCCCAGCGCGATGTTGTCGCCGATGTAATACAGCACGTCCGTGTTGTTGCCGGGGTTGCCGACGACGTTCATCAAGTTGTCGCTCGCTACATTGGAAATCGGAAAGTCGAGGCCGTCGATGTTGGCGTGTGAGTCCGATCCGTTCTGCGTGATGTGATCGAACGGGAAGCCCAGCACCAGCGTCACCACGCCGCTGGCAAGGCTGTCCACCACGCCCCATCCCGCGCTGACGCTGGTAGGGTTCTCGTAGGTCACCGAACGGGTTACTCCCGGCACCGCCGCGACCGCGGCCGCCGTACCGGCGCGTAACGAGAGCGACGGCTTGGTCTGGGAGATCAGCAGGCGCGCGCGGTAATCCGCATCGGTCTCCACGGGCTGCCCGGGGAAGGCGGCTGCCGCGTTGGT